GACCCGAGAAGGAAGTTTTGGATATAATTAGAAAAATGGAAAAAATACAATATAAAATCTATGATACAGATGAGCACGATATTTCTTGTCCTGTATTCTTGTCAGGATCCCATGTCATACAAAGATGTCGTAGACCATGTATTTTGGGAACAAATCGCTGTGTTCATCATCAAACTTCTCATGTAGCTTCTCTTCCTTCAAATCAATATACTGAGTTGACTAGGTGTATTGCCAGTTGTGTTCAAAGTTCTTATAAAAATCTTTTATATAATGAAGAAACAAATTTGATGTATAATGAAAATGGAGATTGTATTGGGGAAGTTTGTGATGATGAAGACTCTTGTAATAAAAAAGTATTCTATGAGTTTATTTATGAAGATGAGAATAGTCTAATCAGTGGCGTCAAAGAGGGTTAAACAAAAAAGAATATGTTTAAGTAAGTAGAAGTTTTTTATGGAACATTGTGTGGTTACAAATAAATTTCATCCTGGTATTTTTACTAGTAAAAAAACAAAACCAAAGAAAAGAATTCATATTCTAAAATCGAAGCCATTAGTAAAAACGGGTTGTATTATTCCTCTACACTATCAAACTATAGATACTTTTTTGTTTTTTAATTTTCATTCTCAAAAATATATTCATCATCAAAATTTTATTCAGGATAGACATGCCTATTTACAAAAATATAAAAAGACGATGAGAGTAGAACATTTTGTGCAACTTGAAACTGATTTTAAACGTAATATTCGTGCGATTCGTTTTCATGAAAAGCTCAAAATGGCATTTCTTCGTGTTCTAAGTTTATGGAGGCAATACAAATATGGTAAACGTCATAGAAATTCTGAGGACCCGTTTACTTTAACTAATCCAATACAGGCTATTTCTGTATATGACCATAGGGCAAAGGGATGTTTTATATTTGAGGCAAAATCTCTGATGCGCTCTTTTGAATCGTATTTGTTTCAGAATGACTGGCTTTTTCCCCAACCCCAAGAACCAAAAAATGTTTTAACAAATGTAAACTTTACCTATCCGCAAATAATAAAAATATGGAATGAATTTCGTAAATATGGTGCGATTTCATGGGCAATTGAAGCATATAAGAAATGTGCGTGCGATATTTCTAAATTTCACACCATATATAAAATCGCTTTGGAAATTGAGGGACTAAAAGCTCTTCTAAGAAATCGTAGTTCAAATGAGTTTCAAACTTTATTACGAGAATTTATTGAGGACCATCATATTGACTATGGAAAAAACTTTACAACAAACATGGATACTATATTTTGGGCCATAGAACATCAACCGAGGCATGAGTATATTGAAAAATGGGTTACTTTATTTGAAAAATTTTACACTTTAAAATTTACGGGGGACAGTGGGGCTGGTGGAAAAGTTCAAAGGGTGGAGATTATTTTACAAGCAAAACGCTTATTACAAGATTATGGATCAATTGATAAATTAACACTGAAAAAACACCGCCAGCGTGTAAAACGCCTAGAAGAAAATAGGAGTCAGGAATCTTCAATTTCTATACGCGATTCTCCAACATCTGAAGAACAATTGCCACCATTAATTCCTCTTTTTCCTATTCTAAGTAATCTAGTTATACCATTAGGAACAGTTGTTCATGTAAATACTGATTCCGAAGAAGTTGATGTTTTAATTCTAGGAGATGTATAGGATGGGATTAACTAGAAAACGCGGCAAGGTTCATCATTTGGCTGTGGCGGTATTACATACAGAGAAGGTTGAAGGCGAGGTAGTGGTTCGTAACAAAGGAAATCGTGGTGTTATTGTTCAAGCAAAATTTACAAAACTTCCTAGTGGTGAACATGGATTTCATATTCATAAAGCGGGTGATATGAGGGGTGAAGGATGTCATGGCCTTTGTGAGCATTATCACACAGGTTCTCCTTGTCATCATGGTGATGAGCCAGGATCTTCAAATAGGCCTAGACATACTGGAGATTTGGGAAATATTAAAATGCCTGGAACGGGCATATTTGAAAAAACCTGGGTTTTATATGGAACAAACGTAAGAGATTTATGGGGGCGGTCTGTGATTGTCCACGCTGATCGCGATGATCTAGGTCTGGGCAATCATGATGATTCAAAAACTACAGGTCATTCTGGAGCAAGAATAGCGTGTGGGGTGTTTGGTAGAAGTTCCGAGACATGTTAAGGAGTAATAAAATCCTTTTTTTCAGACATCATTTGTATATTTTTTTTGTAAAGCACTGTATTTGATTTAAAATTCAGTTCTTTATAGCGTTGTATAATTCTATCTAGAATTGAAATACCTGTGCTTCCTGGTTCTGTATTTAGGACTTCAAGAATATTTTTTTGAATTTTTCCATAAATAAATAGACGATCATTGATAATCCAGTTCTTCCACCATTTTAAAAGGGGCGCATTTACACACGTTGCTCCTGGGCCATGTGATTTTTTTTGATCTTCCAAAGACCATTCATCTGGATGATCACATATCGCCCATTTGAAGTAAGTATCCCAGAACTGTTCTTTATGTTCATCCGACAGCCAGTTTCCTGTTTCATCCAAATAAGGTTTTAGCTGTTTTTTCCAGTAGGGCGATTTTTGTAATTCAGTCATGTCTAACTTTCTCAATTGATCTGTTGTATCTCCACCTGCCCCTCGCCAAGTCATACCAAATAGACAATAGTAAGGTATTTCATACAATCTTTCATATCTGATATTATCAAGTTTCCAAGATTCCAATTTACTTTCCAGATCTTCCGGTTGTTGATTTGATACTGGTTCAAAACTGGATTTTGGAACTTTATTCCAACTGTATAAAATTGTGAGGCCAATACATTTAGCAAACAGACTGTATGATTTCATATCTGTTTGTAGATTTTCAAATATAGTTAGAATATCTTCATGCTCTGTTTGATCAGTTAAGGTTTGCCAAAAGTCTTGATCTTCGTATACATATAGATTTTTCCACATTTGAAATAATGTCCCATGTTCATCTGAAGTATCTTTTGAACAAGAAACCGCCCAAAGGAGCCACCATATACTAGAATCTTTTGTTTTACAACGACAAAGTTTCCAGCATAGTTCTAGTCTTCCTTCTGGTGTATTTCCATTCGCTGACCAGTCCAGTAGCCACGAAAAGCGCGAGGGACCTGTCCAGATCATCCATGCCAAAAGTAACAGGCGCCTTGCTTCTCCACTATAGTAACTTTCTTCTAATTCGCGCAACCAAAATACAGCTTCATAGAGACATTTATTTTTTATACTGTAAAGAAATGCGGCACGAACTTCCTCAAGATTGTATAATCTTCTCGTCAATACCATTAGAATGAAATGTGTGGGTGCCTAGAATGGCTGCGAAAGATTTTGATCAACTTTTTTGCGCATGCTATTCAGAATATATTTACGCTTCTTATGAATTCTGCCCCCGCACATGAAATTCTACCAGGATTATGGCTTGGAAATCGTAACGCAAGTATGGATCGCGATTGGATGAGGCAAAATCAAATTACAACAGTGTTTAACTGTACAAAAGATTTGCCTTTTTTACAGGGTGGCCCTATAACACATTTTTATAGAGTTCCTTTGGATGACAACTTAGAACCAGATGAAATTCGTAATTTAGAATTATGGTCATGGGAGGTTGCTTATAAAATTCAAAAGGAGCGCGGAGAAGGGAATCACGTTTTGGTTCATTGCGCAGCTGGTATGCAAAGATCCGCAGCTTCGATTGCTATTTATTTAATCGCAATGTATCGTTGTACAACTGATGAGGCAATTGCTTTTATTAAAAGCAAACGTCCCGTAGCATTTTATGGTGGAGCAAACTTCTATAATAGTATAAAAGGATTTGAAAAAATGTTGCGAAAAATGATTGCGGATAATGATTCTTATGATAAAATTCCAAGAATACCGCTTCCAGTTGACAGTATTAGCAATACTTAGGAAGATTTTCAGAATGTTCTATAAACATTTCTTTTGAAAAATGTTTATTTCCAGCCATATTGATTCCTGTCCAAGGATCATGACCTCCAGTTCTGACAATAGGATTTTCATAACAATGTGTGCCATATAAGTGATAGACAATGTTTTTATTTTTTAGAATGATAGGATCGATTGGGGCATGTGTAAGTAATAAATTATTGGTTTGGCTTAGAGCCGCTTTAGTTTGAATCCAAGTGATCTCATCAAAATAATTATGTAGAAAATCAAGTGTGTTCATTTTTTTATTCTTTTGATTTTTACTATCATATGTGTAGAGTTTAAGTTTATTGTGTTCACCCATTGTCATATACCAGCAGGGGGTTGCTAGAACTGTAAGTGATACATCGGGCAAAAAATAAACAAATTTTTGACAGAACATTGTTTTTTGAAGATCCCAGTCCTGTATAGCTTTATAATATAGATCTCCTCTTTTTTGCCAAGGTATGATAAGATTATTATGGCGGCTAGAGTATTCTAAAGCACCTGGAATCCAGAATATACGTTTAAACTGCTTTTCAGCATCTGTAAAAAATTGTTTTGTCACTTTACAGTTTGGTTGCCCGATATTTCCCAGTAATGCTAGATAAGGAGCAACTGGATGTATTAAACTGGAAAACATTACTGGATTTCCAGATGATAAAAATAAATTACTCGCATACTGAATTCTAAGTTTATACATGAGCTGGAAATCTGTATATGTTGGCTATATTTTCTTTAAGTCAAGTTAAAGAAGAATGTCTTTAAAATTACGGATGTTGGTTAAATACACCCATATTTAACTAGGTTTATCGCCTATATTTTAGTGTTTTTGCGGACTTTTTATAATGCCGTTTTCTAGTTTTTCCGCCTACAAGAGGTTTCATGGTCTTTAATTCAGGAATATATTCATAGATATTTTTTGTGCCGAGTGTTTCTTTAACACGCGCCACATCATTTATATATAATTCTTTTGAGCCATCCTCTGAAAGAATAGGTTTCCAAGCTTCGAGTTTATTTTTATTCGCTGGAATTTTTTGAAATAAATACCGAACTTTTGTCGCTCTTGTTTTACCTTTGGGAATGTTTTTATTTATAGTATTTACGATTAAATTATTTTGGCGTAAATATGGATCTACAGCCATCATTTCATGTTCGCCATAAAGTTTTTCTGGGAGAAATACTTCTGTTGTTTTTACTTTTCGTGAAGCTATGTTTCTTGGATCTACTGGTGTGCTTATAGTTGAACCGCCAGGCCCTCCGCGCACCGAATATATACCTGATGACAGAAGTTTTAGTATTTGATTTCTTTGAATTTCTTCTAAACTAGCTAAACGCTTCTTTTGATCATTGTTTTTTGGTCTTGTGATAAGATTTGCGCAAGAAGAAAAAAAGAATACACGTGCTTGTTTGGGATCTCTATTCTTTTCTAATGGCATGTTTAGAACTTCTTCTATCATTTCCTTATTTGTAGACTCTTTATCAACTACCAGTTGTTCGTGAAGTTGACCACGTTGGTGAAAAATGAGTGTTTCTTTTGTTCCAGGATATTTTACAGCTCGTTGACCAGGTTCAAACCGATTTAGAACCATACCTTCATATACGCGCCTTGAAGCTACACCAACTCTTCCAATAGAAATTTCACGAATTGGTATTCTATCACCTGGCCCATACATGATTAGATGGCTAATAACTTTACGATATGTATTCGCATCAAAGTTTGCGCCGCCGACAGTCTCAAGATTTTGTTTATAAGGGCGATTTGCTGCGGTTTCATCAAGAAAATAGTAGTTAAATGCTCCGCGATTTACGCCTTGAAGTAAATTAAATAGTGGCTCATCAATTGTTGTGAGACAGTAATCGGTAATAAACTGTGTTTCAAATATAAATGTATTTTCGGGAACATTAAAATACCAATCAGGTCTATCAATATCATAACCTCCATGGGTTGAGATAAGATAAAAAGGGGAGCTTTTAAAAGTTTCCGCAAGATTTTCTTTATTATATACAGGTCTGTTTGGTTTTACAACCACAGACATTCCTATTTACATAGTTTAAATTAATTTCTAAATGAGATAAAAGATTCTTAGAGTTTATAGATTGAAAGAGTTCTTGCGCTAGGATCAGTTGATTCAGGGGACCATCTTGGCATCCAAAAATAAGGCACATTTACACGTTCGGCAGGACCATAAAATCTCATGAATAGACTGCGATAATAATATGCTTCTGCGGTGGTTGGCGGACAGTGAGTAAATTCTGCTGCTTTGGTCACCCAATCAGCTGGAACTTCTTGTTCAGCATATTCCTTACACAGCTCATACCAAGATTTTTCTCCACTTACACCATCGCTAAAAGCTTCTTTTCTGCGCATAAGGACTGCTTTGGGCAGAAGATTACTATTAATAAAAGCTTCACGAAGAATCATCTTTTCACATTGTTCGCCGTTGATTGGTCTGCGCAAAGAGGTCGCAATGCTTTTTACTACAGATACAAATTGTTTATCCAAAAATGGAGTTCGCGGCTCAAGACCGTGGCTAGAGATGCTACGATCTGAGCGAAGAACATCAAAGAAATGAATATTTTCCAAGAGTCGCGCTGTTTCATGTTCAAATTCTTCCTCATTTGGTGAATTATAGAAATACAAATAACCTCCAAACACTTCATCTGATCCGTCGCCATTAAATACTACCTTACATTCTGTGCGCCTACGAATTTCACGACTAATTAACCAGTTTCCAACCGAAGCTCTCACAGTTGTAATATCATAACTTTCAATATCACGAATTACAGCAGGAATAGCGTCAAGAAAATCTTCAGGTTTCATTATAATTTCATAATGCTCAGATCCTATATGATCTGCTACAAGTTTTGCGTAACGAAGATCAGAGGAACCTTCAAAGCCAATACTAAATGTTTTTAATGACTCTGCTCCTTTTTCTTTGAGTTCACGCTGAACAAGTGCGGCGATTAAACTACTATCTAGGCCGCCACTTAGTAAAGCAGCAACGGGTCTCTGGGTCATCATACGCTTTTTTACAGCTTGTGTAAGTGCGGTTGATACCGCTTTAGCAGCTTCACTTGTGATTGTGTAACCAGGATTTTTAATCCATGGAACTGTATGATAAGGTTCAAATCCTAGTTTTTGTAAGGATTTAAGACTATATCCAGCACAGTGCCCAGGTGGAAAAGCTTCTACATGAATACAATCATTCAAAGGCAACCCTTTTAGTTCACTTGCAAATACTATAGATTCAATCTTTCTTTCTTGAAATGGGGGCGTAGATTCTTGTGAGATCTCAGTTTGGTTTTTCTCAAGTAGATACCCAACATATAAAGGGCGAACACCATATGGATCACGTGCTACATACGCAATTTGTTCTTGATTATCTATAATAATAAGAGCAAATACTCCGTCTAAGCTACGAAAGACAGTTTTTGCGTCTGTTGTTACGCCAAGATTATGAAATAATTCACCTAAAACTTCACAATCTGAGCCACTTTTTGTTTGAATATTAAAACGCTTAGCAAGATCTCTCCAATTATAAATTTCGCCATTACAAATCCATGTGTATCGCTCAGAACTATCAGTCATGGGCTGCATTCCATCATGATTGAGACCATTAATAGCAAGGCGAGTAAACCCTAATTGATAGTTTTGTCCATTAATTATACGAGCTTCTTCAGGTCCCCGATTTACTAGATTACGAACATAATGCTTTGCCACATTTTCTTCAAAGTTTTTTCCAAGCACAGCCCAAATCCCGCACATTCTAAATTCAACCATTCTGAATCGTTTAGATACTATTTAGCAGGATAAGTGTGATATAAACTTTACCTAATAGATACTAGTAATCTAAACAATGGATCTTCCTCGGCTACGAGCAATCGTGCTTGATAATGATGAAACAACAGGATCATACATGATTGTTTTTGCCTTTTTACGTGCTCTTGCTATAAACAAAGAACATTCTTATTCTGAATTAAGCAAATTATTTAAGAGACTTGCCTTTTGGATGTTTAAGTATAATGTATTTCGTCCTGGGATAAGAAGACTTCTTAGAAAAATCAGAGATTTAAAACAACTGAAATCAGTTGATGCTATTATCATGTATACAAACCAACAAGATGGGGACACTGAAATAGTATATACAGATGATCCAGGTCCTTATCATGATTTTATAAATAAACCAGCACATACAATCGCTTACATGATGGAGACAGTTCTAGAAGATAAACTATTTGATCATATACTAACTAGAGATCCAGAACAATTGCCAGAGAAGGATGGTAGTTTTCCCAAAACGTTTAATCGTATATTTAAACTTTATAGTAATTATGCTAAAGACTTGTCAAATATAATATTTATTGATGATTATGCGTGCCCTGAATTTATACGGGCGGATGGTATTGAAAAGCTTCATAAAGACGCTTGGTATTGTATAGCACCCTATACACGTAACCTATCAGAAGTGGAAATACGGGATTGCATTGAATATTGTTTTAAGGATCCTATAGATCGTGAAATAATGTTTCATAGAATTTATAAATATTATAGACGTAGTATGATCAGGCAAAGGGAGCCTTCCGCTCCTTGTGAAATTACGGTCCATGAACTGTGCGACACGCTAGATTATAAATTCTTATACAAAGATATTTTCAAAAAGATATTTGACGAATCTAAAAAAGATAAAACTCATTTAAAAATTTTACATCTGTTAGAACATAATGGGTAAACCTACACAAGAACCGAAACCTGTTAAGCCAACTGAAGAAAGATTAAAAGAAAGTATGGTAATTTTAAGAAAATTACAAGACTTGGGGGTTCCAAATACGGATCCATCTTATAAGGAATTAAGTGCCAAATTTAGTGAATGGGTAAAAGGCGGTGAAACTTGGCAAGGAAATATAGATTTTTATAGATTTAATAGGCGGGCAAAAGTTCTCCTTCCAACTCGCCCTGGCGCTATAGCTACATGCGACTTTCTAGTTTATAATTTTTAGTAAGCGAAGAGTAAACCTGCTCTTCCACCAAAAATTCGTAAAATATTGTAACTTTCAGCATAAATATAGATCCACAATCTTTGTGGTGTGGCACCATTTTTGGATATACCAAATCGTAAATCTTTATTCATAATGCGATTCATATTTGTCTGACCCATAGGAACTGATGGCGGAAAAAATCCTGATTGAACCCCAAATGGAATACAATACATATAGCGATTTATCCAGGGAGATTTACGATCTTCAAGCGCTGGTAAAATACTCCTATACAATGCGCAGTTCTCTGTGCTAGTTTTTACATATTTTCCTTCATATAGAAGTTCTATTGAAGTAAAAGGTTCTGACCCACGTCTACTAAAACCAGGAAGGATTGCTGCCGCGATGTCTGGAAAGAGTCCGCTACAGTCTGGCCACCAAGGGGCGTATGTTTCAGATGTAGGTAAGGGGTCCGATGGATCATCATATTTATTTGCCGACAAATCTCGTGTTGCCAAAAATGGACAATTATACGGAATCGCATTGTAGTTTTGCGCCATAAAAAATAAATGGCGCGTGGGATTTGGTAATTCCATTGGAATTGTAATGTCTGGAAATCCTCTTGTGTCTTTTGGTTCTATCTTATAATGTTGCGTAATTGGTAATTCAATATCAGCAAGACGAAATCTATTTGCTTCGGGTTTATCTAAATATATATATTCGGCCAGCAAATATGTATCGCCGAGCTCATAAGTTCTTGGCATACTAATATTTGGTATAGGAGTAACTGGAACAACTACTGGATTACGATTTAAAACAAGTCCAGGTATAATGTCGCTGCCACCCTGGCTAGTATAAAATGGGCTTTCAGAAATAGGCCATAGTGCCGATCCTTCCACTGTAGGGATAATCGCAGAAGCGGGAGCTCTTGAATCAGTATAATAACAGCCAGTAAGTGGTCTAAACTGAATATTTACACGAATTTCATCAACGTGAATGGCATCAATTGGTAACGCGGCGCCAAGGTCGCCTCTTGAGAACCAAAATGGCAGAGGAATGTAAAGTTTCAAAGGAGTTGTTGTATTTCCAAAACTTGTTTCTGTAAATCCATTTTGTTTTCGGCCAATTAATGTATTTTTGTTCAGAATTTTTTCTAGAGGTGTATCATATTCGTCATGAATTTCTAATAGGCGACTGTCAAGAGTTTCAATTCGCACACCAGCTATATCTATAGAAGCAGATTCAATCAGCACATGGCCTATAGAATTTGTCCAACCGAAGCGAGGCCCTTTAAAGTTTATACCAGCAGCAGCAATGGCTCTCGCTTGAGCAGAATAAATATCGGGCAGTTCTGTCACTAAATAAAGACGTGTTATTAGCTCTCCTTTTTTTAAGAGCCGACATACTGCTTGTTTTCCAAAATCAGGCTTTTGCTGAAAATCCAAGCGAGCCCATTGTGTTGTCAAGCGGCCAGCACGAGTTAAAACACGTATATAGGCCGAAACATCTGTAGGACCCTTTTTTGGTAAAAGTCGCATATCTTGTGGGCCACTGTGTAAAAGACGAACCAGAGAGGCCACCATCTACTGTATCGTGGCATCTGTGTGTTTAGATAATTATTCTATTTGTTGGATTTACGTTCTAAAAATGATTTCATATCCATAATTAATTCTTTATGAAGAATATAATGTTTCATAGAATACATTTCTATAGGTAGAATAGAAAGTGAAACAATTTCTGCGGTGGGATCATATTCCCTTTCAAATACCAGTTCCTTTAGTGTGCGTGGGAGTTTATTTGGTAGTTTCCTATATAGATTGGAAGGAAGATTATATTTTTTTACAATATTTAAAATTGTCTCTAAATCTGAAAATGAATATACTACTACACCATATTTTCCATTCATATAGCAGTCTTTTGGCTGTATTTGTTTTATAATATCTGGAACTAGTTTTGAAGGCAGTAGCCCTGAATTGAACAATTCTTCTAAGCATTCGCGAATTGCGGTGTCTACTAGAGTTTCATTTTCAGCTTTCATCCCACCTATTCCAGTAATTCTAGGTGTTTGTTTTTTGGGTTGATATCCAGCAAGCATATGCGTTCCGTTTGTAAAGAATACACCGCTTGCCACATGTTCTTTAGAATTCAATAAGATAAATTTAGATTCATCGTGAATCTTATTTGACCGAAACCATGATTTGAAAAAAGGAATCGGCATTCGTCTAACTTATTATGAACTAAAGACTTTATTTGCTATTCCATTTTCAAAGCGGACCCAATTTAAAGAAATAGAATACACAACAACTTCAAATTCTAGATCAACAGGAACATTTGGAATGAGGGGTGCTGGGGGTTGAATGTCCATGCGTATACGAACATCTTGGGATCTACTTGCGTTCATCCATCCATTTGGATTTTGTCTACCTGGATTTTGAGCAAACACATACCCATATACAAAATTATTATATCCTGCGATTCCACCTCGATGTCTTTGTGATATTTGTCTGCGAAAAAACTCTCCGTCTTGTTGAACTAAATCAATTCCATTCACCTGTAAAGTAGCCCCAACTAACATACTCTCAAATGGTCTAAATACAGGATTATACTCATCTTCTGTTGTATTGCTATAATTCGTCCATTCATTATTGACACTAACTGCTTTTCTTCGTATAAACCACATAATTTCTTCAATAGGACCATTTACTTCAATTGGAAGCTGTAAACGAACAACACCATTTGAAGGGGTATTGACAACATATTTCTTTGGTTCATCAAAACGAAATGTTTGAACATCACGGTATAAACGATCAAAAGGGGCTTTTAATAGAGCATTGCGCAGTTTACCATCCACAAGCATACCATATGTAACTAATCTTGCGTCTTCAAATTGAGGTATAACACTTGAAGCAGTTACTTCAACTGTTCCAGAATTAAATTCATTAAATGTAAACGTTTTTCCAAGAGGTGTTTCATTACATGTTGCTCTTGCTCCACTGTAAATACGCACACATTCAGAAAAAGGGCGCAATGTTATGGCGATACGAATTGTTCCTTCCTTGACGGATGTAAGAGGAAACCCATTACGAAGACGAATTCTTGTAAAGCTAAAAGGTAGAATACAGCTTACAATTCCGTTTGATGTTGGAAAGACATTATAAGGTTTCCAGTTTATTAATTCAGGAATAGATGCGCGGCCTTGGGCGTCTATACCAGGGCCAAATTGTGTATTAATGTCTGAAAATAGTAAAGCAAAAAGATTTGTAAAATCGCCATCAACGGTTTCTAAAACTTGATCTTCTAGTAAGAACTCTGCTTTTGCGATAATTGCCGCCCCCAAATTATTAGCGTAAAACCACGCATCATTTACATCTTGATATGTATAAAATCTATTTTGTATCTTTTCAACAACATCTGGAGGGAACCAATGTCCCAAACGAAGCTGTAGAGCAACAACAAATAAGAGATCACACGATTTTACAGAACCTAATTCAAATACAAGACGATTTCCAAATTCGGCTGAACCTTTATAAACAAATTCTTGAATACAAGGACTAAAATTTAAATAGCGGCGTTTGGAATCACGAGTAAACCATGATTTTTCGGAAGATAGGGGAAACATATCATCATCCATTTCATCGCGATCTGCTAGATCTATTACAGTGGTGGCGTCACCAAGAGGTCTTCTAGAATCTAAGTTCATAGTATGACTTCACTCTGTGAAGAGATACTATATTCTTTAGGATATGAATTAATTAGCGTATTCTAGTCCTCCGCGACCGTTTCGTATACGATAAAGAGCCCAGCTTTCACACGCAGAAATCATTTGAGCCTGTTTGTAACCCAAAGTCGGGTCAGTTGTTATATCTGTGAGTTGAACTGTGAGCATAGGACGGTCCGCAGTTGTAAAATTAATTCCGCCAGTTGGTTCACGAGTTGCTGGAGGTTCATCTTCAGTTCTCCAACCGCGACTCCAATCCATAATCATAAGATTTTTTCCAGTGGAACGTTCTTGCTTGGCATCTAGAACAACATGTTGCCAAACATCAGGATCCCACGGGCCTTCACGAGTTTTTCCAGCAATAGTCAAAAACACGCTGCTGTAGAATTGTCCTGTTCCATTTACAACTTCCGTTTGTATATTAAAGTTTTCAAAATCATAAAGGCGATTGCGAAATACATTTGTTATGTTTCGGAAATAGGTAACAATTCGTTCAACTGTGTAATTTGCGTCTAGAAATTTGACTATATTAGCAGTTCCTCCACGATCAATTGGCGCATAATCAAGCTGATTTATACTAAAGTGGTTGTCAAAGTAGCGAAGATAAGGGACTTCAATAGTTTCCTTAGCCAGCTGCTCGCGAGCTTCATTTAATAAATAAATTTGTTTTGTTTTTAGCACGATAGACGGTTGGCCAATTTGTGCTCTCGATATAGCCTGTCCTGAAGCATCAACTGGAGCACTCGCATCACGATCTTGATAGAAGAACTCATCCCAAGGAGTAATTTTATAGCTTTGTGGGCTCTTAGGAATAACTATATTCCCACCAGAGTTGATTGTTATACTTTCAATTAATTGTTCAAGAGGTCTAAGAGTAAGTCGTAGACGAAATGTTTGATTGCGTAGACCACAAAGTGGAAGGCCTCTATCTCCAGGCCAGGAGCATCCAATCATGGGTATACTAAGTTTAAGTTGGCCAGGTGTAGCATTTCTCATAACGGATATGTAGTCCCCTGCGTGAATTCCAGCGAGTTTATCAGTTAAAATACCTTGATTCCAATTACTTTTAGTTTGATGAAGAGCATATAATGAATCGCCGCTGACCTCCTGAAGTAAGATTTTATCTTGATAGATTTCTATTTTTTCAAATAAAAAGTAAGCTATACCATTTGTGTATCCGTAATACACTTTGTTTCCACTTTCGTCCAAAGCATATGTATAACTTTTTGGATTATACGGAATCATTTCGGGTGGTAGCCAAGAAGGTAATTCTATTGATAAACTCGCTTCTAAAAGAACATCTGCGGGAAGATCAAATTCAAATTCACAACGCTGTCCCCATCGCACTTGGTTAAGTGGATTTGTTCTACGTTCCTCAGGAAGACTCGCGGGCCATCTATCATATGTCCACTGGAATGGATGTGCGGCATCTTTGTCATCTTTTATGAAATATGTATCTTTCACACCTCTGGCCACGAGGTCATAGAGGCTACCGTCTATGCTTGTTTGATTGCGTGTAGCACTGGCCATCCTAATGAAATAGTTTAGAATAGTTTAAGCAAAAAAATTGAGGACATAATCTTTGCCAGAAAAGATACACAATATAATGGTAAATCTTGTCATAGTTGAGTCACCAGCAAAATGCTCCAAAATTCAGGGGTTTCTTGGATTTGGATGGCACGTTATAGCAAGTCTAGGTCACATTCGCCATCTTAAAGAGGATCTTGAATCCGTTGGACTTCAAAAGAATTTTGAACCGACGTGGGAGTGGATGAAGGAAAAAGCTAAAGCAATTGCGTCTATCAAAGATGCGGCAAAGTCAGCTGATAAGATTTACTTGGCCTCTGATGATGATCGTGAAGGAGAAATGATTGCGTATAGTGTTTGTCTTCTTCTGAAGTTAGATAGTTCAACAGCTCAGCGCGCTGTATTTCATGAAATTACAAAACAAGCTGTTTTACAAGCTGTAAATTCGCCTCGTTTGATTGATATGAATAAAGTAAATGCGGCGCAAGCTAGAACTATGCTGGATATGATGGTTGGATTTACAATTAGCCCACTTTTATGGAAAAATGTTGGACCCGCTTTGTCGGCTGGAAGATGTCAAACACCTGCTTTGCGCCTGGTAGTAGATAAGGAAGAAGATATTAAAAAATTCAAAGGAGATAGTTGCTGGAAAGTTCATGGAACTTGGCGGGGTGTTCAAGAACTAACAGTATGGGAGGCGTGTATGGATGACAGCCTAACAGATCAGGAATCAGCTGAAAATTATTTGGAAAATTTACATGCTACTCCTACGGGAACAGTTACTTTTCATGATATAAGTCCTTGGTCAGAGTCAGCACCTGTTCCATTGATAACAAGCACTCTTCAACAACAAGCCTCTACACTCTTTCGTTGCGGGCCAAAGGATACAATGAAGATTGCTCAAAGGCTGTATGAAGCTGGGCACATTACATATATGAGAACTGATAAGGCTGTTCTTTCAGAAGAAGCTATAAAGTCTGCGCAGGATTATATTCTTGAAAAATATGGTGAAGAGTATATTCAGCAAGGTAAAAAGAAGGATAAGACTAAAAAGTCAAAGAAGGATGAGGATGCTATGAAAGCTCAGGAAGCTCACGAAGCGATTCGCCCAACACATATTGATCTAGTTGAACTTCCAGAAGCTGAGGATTGGTCGGCAAGAGATCGTAAGATTTATCAGCTTATTTGGCTACGAACAATTCAAAGTGTAATGGCATCTGCCAAAGGTCAACAACGAACAATTCTATTTATGTCAGATGCGGATGAAGAAGGGGAGTTTCAGTGGAGGGCTACTTGGAGAAAAACAGAATTTCTAGGATGGCGCAAGGCATCTACAAAAGAAACAACAGAGGAAGAAGACACACCAAAACAAGAAATTGATGATACTTTATGGAAGGCTTCAGAAAAACTTGTAAAAGGCCAAAAGGTTGTCTGGGAGACACTTATGGCAGATCCCCATGAAACACGAGCGCCTCAGAGATACACAGAAGCTACATTGATTCGTGAATTAGAAAATAAAGGTATTGGTCGCCCCTCTACATTTGCGAATTTGATTAGCACTATTCTGGATAAGGAATATGTAAAAACACAAACATTTGAAGGGAGAGAAGTTGAAATCACAAAGCTAAAGCTTACAGAGCATAATCAATGGCCCCCAGAGAAACTTTTGATAAAACAAAAGGTTGGTGGAGAAAAAGATCGTTTAACTCCAACACCACTGGGACTATCCGTTCTTGAATTTCTTGTGAAGAATTTTGAAGATTTATTCAACTATGGTTTTACAGCACAGATGGAGAGTAAACTTGATAAAATTGCGGAAGGATCCGAGGCTTGGAAGACAGTTTTACAGAATACTTGGGATGCTTATAAAGATCGGTATGAAACACTCAAATCAGTCAAAGGCACAACAACGGCGCAACAAGGTGATAGAAGAAAAGAATATTCAAATGGTATAGTTGCTGTTTTAGGTAAAAAGGGGCCTCTATTGCTAAAAGAAGGAGAGGGTGGAGATAAAGAAAAGACTGTATTTTATGGGTGGCCAGAGGGAGTGAGCTTTATGACAATTACTGAAGAAGAAGTAAATAACTTTGTAAAAAAAGTTGCTTCGGACAAAGAAGGATTTCAGTTGGGGGATCATGAGGGGTTTCCAGTGATTCGTAAGCAGGGTAAATTTGGGTTTTATGTGGAGTGGAATGGGAAGACTACGAGCTGTCTTCAGACAGATACATTGGAGGATGTGGTTACAAAATTTCAGACTTTGACAAGTTCTGTTTTAAGAAAAGTTGGAGAATTTGAGATTCGTCAAGGGCCTTATGGGCCTTATATGTTCAAACCAGCATTAACTGGATCATATAGGAAATTTGTAAGTGTGCCAGAAGGTATTGATATTCAAACGGTGACTGAGAAGGATTTAATTGGAATCTTTCAGGCAGGATTGAAACAAAAAGCAATGTCCGGAGCGTATGGAAAGGGCAGTGGGAGTGGAAGGGGCGGGGCGGTGAGGGGAAGAGGGCGAGGGCGCGGAAGAGGGCGAGGGCGCGGTCAATAAATACAAGTGGTTTCATATGTCGGGAATAGGAAATGGCGTCGCCCAGCGGGGATATATATGCCACGCGTGAACAAGTTGCGCGTTTAGAAGAAATTATAACACAACAACAAATAGTAATAAAAAGATTAGAACAACAAAGCGACTTTTTTTCCAGAAATTTAAATGAAGCAATAGATGAACAAATACAAGATGTATTAAAAAAGTCAGGGTCAAGAAGTATTGAATATTTGAATGTAACCAAGTTTCTGACCAAACATGTTGCGCAAGCGATTTTACAGCTCCAAACCGCAAATTCGAAGATGATTCAAGAAACAATTCCAGTAAAAACTTTACAGC